TTACAAGTGGATCTGGATCAACATTGAGTGAGGATCTTAATGTTACTCCTCCTCGCGGAGTTTATGGTCGAAGCCCAGAGCGCACTAGAGAGGCGGCTATGAAACGTCTTGAAAGTATTTTCCGAGGCGGTGGTCTTTTAAGACCTGATGATCAACAAGGACAATCTGTTATTGCTGATTTAATTGGTGGTGATGAGATAGACATTTTTAGTCCAGATTCTTCTGCTGGAGGCATAGGCTCTGAAAGAATGCCTCTCACTGGCAGAGGAGATCAGCCGGGTGATGCAACTTTTGGTGGCACAATACCAGAATCAAGAGATCTGAACCTAGATGTTGACATTGGAGCCGCTGGTCTTGGTGTTGAGCCTCCTGCTGGCACTGAAGGATCTACTCCATCCACAGCAACCACTGGATCAAAAAGGCCAGATGAGTCTGAAGCAGAGTTTAACGCCAGAATTGAACGTGAAGAGCGTGGGATCTTTGATGGCACATCTACGACTAGCACAGCTACTGGTGGCGGAACGACAACTGGTGGTGGTAAAAGCGGTGAGCAAATAAACAAAGATCTATATCAAGGACTGTTAGATCAATCTTTAAAGTCTTACAATGAAGCCGTAGGTATGGCTCCTCCTAAAGCTCAAACAATGCAGCAATATAAAGACGAGTTTTCAAAAGCCACTGGCATTGACATATCTGGAGATCCAGACAATAAGGCCGCGCTTACAGCTTTTGGCTTGGCTCTCATGCAAAACAAAGCTGGTAAAGGCTTTAATGTTGGCAATATGTTGAGTGCGGTTGGCGCAGCAGGTGAAAAAGCTCTGCCTCTCATGGAGCAAGCCAGAAGGGAAGCTCGTGAGGCACAGGTTGCTGCTGGCAAGTACGCTCTAACTGAAGGCAAAACAGCCACTGCAAATCGTCAAAAGTTCTTAGTTGATCAGGCTAATTACCTTAGAGATCGCCGTGACACAATTCTTGGCGCTCAAGTTACTAGAATTAATCAAATTGAAGATCGTGAAGATAAGCAAGAGGCGGAACGGTTGTTAAAGAATGCTAAATTTGCATACGATTACAATATTGATCTTTTAAAACTTGAAAAAGAAATGGGCGAAGATCAATTCAAAACAACTGATACAAAAGATAGAGTGTTTTTAGCAAATAAACCTAATTTAAAAGTTACTTTTGCTAAAAGTGAAAAAGATGGAAGGCCAAGATTCCTTTATCCGGCAGAGGATGCCGCAGCTTTTGGCACTGCTTTAGCAGATGTAAAAGAAGGTACAAGCAGTTTAGACTTTATGAGAGATCAAATAACAAGGGTTAAAGATTTGCCGGGTGGTATAAATTTACAAAAAGCCACAGAAATAGCTCAAGGTATTACAGCTTCATTTGGGTATAAATTAAATGAAGTTCCTGAATACGACAAGGACGGAAAATACATAGGCACAAAAACTGCTGAAAAACCTTTGGCAAATTTAGAAGCTGTAAGGGACAGAGTTATAGCTCAATTTAAAAGATTTTTAACTCAAGAAACAGGTAACGGCGTGTCTAACGTAGACATACAAAAAGTTGAAAAACTTCTTGGGAAGATTGATTTCTTTGGTGATCCTAATATGGCCCTTACAAGGATTGAAGAGGCAAGAAAAATATTTGAAGCATCTGAAAGTAAAATCATCACTGTACTGGAAGGTTTTGAAAATCAAGATAGATATTTAAGCCCTGAAGAGTATACCTTAACTAGACAAGCAATTAGCAAAGCCATAACTAAATCCTACAAACTTGGTAGTGGAGCAGGTGATGTTTTTGATTTTACAGAAGATGATTCAGGCATAAAAACATACAAGCTTAATTAGGGGTTAGTTTTGGGAAAAATAAAAATAGATTTACCTAATGAAAGTTTTTTTGTTGAAATACAAGGTGATCAACCCACTGTAACAGAGCAAATAAAACTTGCTAAACTTGTTGAGTCAAGAAGATCTGCGTCTAAAGTTGAAGAACAACAATCTGCCGCTGCTCAACAAGAACAATTGTTCGACACATCATCTGGTATTAAAGACGCAAAATTAAGAGCTTTATTATCCACTGCTGAAACAGCAGAAGAAGAAGAAGCGCAGCTTCAAAAGCTTTATGGGCTTGGCGAAGGTGACTATGCCCGTGATAATCGTGGTAGGTTAGCCATAACCAAACAAGGTGGCACAAAGCTTGGCATGGAGCTTGAGAAAGACACTCTTGTTGATGAAGAGGGGTTCTCTCGCTACGACTTTGCTGATTTAGCTGGTATAGTGCCAGACATTGCTGGTGGTGTTGGCGGTACAATTGGTGGCGCAGCTTTAGGAACAGCTTTGCTTCCGGGTATAGGCACGTTCATTGGTGGCGTTCTTGGCGCTGGCTTTGGAACCGCTGCCGCTGGTGGTGTTGAAGAGGGCGTTGAAGCTCTTGCTGGAGTGTCGAGGCAGACCGCTGGCGAAATAGCTACTGATCTTAAAAACGATTTTCTCATTGGCGCTGGCTCTGAATTGTTTATTGGCGGCGCAATCAGAATTGTTGCGCCTTTCTTCAGGGGTATGAAAGGCAGAAAATTAGAAGGACAAGATCTTGAGACTGCTGGCATTTCACTAACGCCTATTGAAGAAGGTGGTTTTGGAATACAACCCGGTCTAGGAAATGTCGGTGGGTCTAGTCTTATTGCCAGACAGCAAATTATTGGAGAAAAAGTTGCTGGCGGGGCAACAAAAAGATTGCGTACTAATTTTAAGAATATGCAAACAACCATTGGAAAATACAAGCAAGCAGTGGGGGCTGATGCCAGTGCGCCAATATCCGCATCTTCTGCTGAAGAAGCAGGAGAGGCTATTATTTCCTCAGTAAAGACTCAAGCTGCCAAAATAAGTTTTGCTGAAGAAGCCGCAAAAAAAGCTGTGTTAGAAGAGTTTGATGCTTTAGCTCAAGGATTGGGCGCGGCAGCAGCAAAAAATCAAAACCTAGATCAATCAATATTTAAAGATCTTACAGTTGCTTTAAAAAACTTTGACGATTTAAATGCTACTAAATTTGGATCAATTGATGCTGTGCTTAAAAATGAAGCTGGTGATGCTGCAATTCTTTCAACATCAGGTTTAAAAGAAGCTGCAAAAATTTTGGAGGGAAGATATAGCTCTGCAATTGCGGCAGGTGGTCTTTCTCCAAAAACAGCTTCAGAAGCCGCAGCCGCCTCTTCTATCATTAGTGGTTTTAAAGATTTAGGCGAAAAAGCTTCATTTACACAATTGTATAATTTGCGTAGAGAGCTTTTTGACGCAAGCTTTACGTTCAAGGGCAGAGGTGGAGGAACCCAATTAGAGAGTGCAGTCAATCTTTTAGATAATGTAATGTCAAAAGAGGCTATTGAACAAGGGATTAAAGGATTAGATATTGACGCTCAAAGTTATAATCTTCTAATGAAAGCAGCCGATGAACTCCCTGCCGCTAGAGGGTTTTACAAAGATGGCAAAACAGCGATAGAAAACATGCAGTCCGCCGCTAGTCTTTCTGGTCTTACCGATGCCGTTCAAAGCGGAACAATTATGGCTAAGACTGATTTCTTAAAAAACATTGTTGCCAACAAATTCCCAGAGCCATTAACAAGAACTTTAAAAGTCATAGAAATGAATGCTGTTAAAGGTCAGGATGGCAAGGCTATGGCTGAAGCGTTCAGAAAAAAGTTATCTTCAGAGTGGCTTGCTGACGCAGTTGCTAAAACTGCATCAAAGGGTACTGATCCATTAGCATTTAAAGGGTCTTACTTCTCACAGGCGATTGATGATTTAGGCTCGACTGGCAAAGTGTTGTTTGGTGATAGCTATGATGATGTTGTAAAACTTGCTGATGAAATTAGGTTAACAACAATACCGGGCAAAACAAGCACAGTTGATGTTGAAGCTGCTCTTACAACTTTAGGAGCTAACAACGCTCCTGTTCCTTTGGTGGAGGCTTTAGAGGGCATAGCATCAGCACAAAGATCTAAGGCTTTATTTGAGCAAAGCTCCTTGTTGAAGTCTATTGCAGCGGGTGAGGCTGGCCCTGCCTTGACTAAGACTGCCGCAGAAAACATTGCTAGACCCGGAGCAAAGACCGCAGACATTGTTAAGGTGATGGACTTTTTAGATCCTGCCGCACAACAACAAGTTAGACAATTTTATCTCTCCAACCTTTTAGATGACTTTGGAAGCGATGCTCTAATTAACGGCACTGCGTTAAAAAAGTTTTCCAGATCTTTAATAGAAGCATCACAAGGCGGAAAGCTTCAGGCTGTATTTGGTAAAGAAATGGGCGATGACATAGCTCAATTTGGTCGTGTGCTGGAGCTTAACGCAAGAACCGTTGCTGGTGGTGATCTGGTCGCAGCTAATATTGCCGCCAATCCATTAGAAAACATTATGGATATTCTTAGACTGTCAGTAACAGGCAATCTCTTAACGCATGCCCCAATCTACAAGCGCATCTTAAAAGATTACAAAGCTTTAAAAAGCGGGTTGCCTCCAAAAGAAAGATCAGCCGCACTGGGTAAGATAATAGGCTCTGCTTTAACACAAGCTCCGGGTCAAGCTTTGCAAGAAGGCGCTCGTGAGGCGAAAAAACAAATTCGTGCTGTGGCTGACAATACAGGATTAACCGAACAATTGTCCGCAATTCAAAACCAAATGACTGCGCCAAACGCAGCATCTAGTCTTGGAGGGGTAAGTGTGACACAACCAACAGCCCCAGCAGGAACCAGTACAATTCGACAACAGGCAGCAGCTAACCCCGGTGTAGCTCAAGCTTTGGGCATTAGAGGCCCAACGGCAGGTCTGTTAGGAACAGGAAACCCATAAGATGAACAAAGATAGATTACGCGAAGAAATAGCCGCTGACGAGGGCTGTAAGTACGAGGTGTATTTAGACCATTTAGCACTGCCAACGTGTGGTGTGGGTCACTTAATCACTGAAAACGATGAAGAATATGATAAGCCAGTAGGAACTGTGGTTGAGGAAGAACGAGTTCGGAGATTGTTCTCATTAGACATTGCAGTGACTATAGACGAGTGCAAAGTATTGTACCCAGACTTTGATGACTTTGACGAAGAGCTACAGCACATATTGTGCAATATGATGTTCAATATGGGCCGCCCCCGGCTTAGTCGCTTTAAATTAATGCAAGCTGCAATAGACAATAAAGACTTTAACGAAGCCGCAGAACAGATGATAGATTCCAGGTGGCACGATCAAGTCCCGAATCGAGCCAAGCGTTTAGTTAAACGCATGAGGGCGTTGGCTAGT